TCTGCTTCGCTGTCAGCATCTGCAGGAAAGTACAAACGATACTGAGATTTTGCCCTGATTACATGAGAAGATACTCTGGATAATTGATCTTGGCTGAGTCCATTCAAACGTGTCTGTACCTGTTTTGAAACAGTTCCTAATTCTGTATCACCTATCTTTTCCGTACCTGCAATTGTTCGTAAACCGTCTGGAGCCAGAAAAATAAGATCACCACCTATTTCCTGTACAGAGTAATGAGATAAACAACCAATGTTACGAGTAACTGGTGCTACCTGAAAATCTGCAGAACTTGATCCTGCAAGTCTGTAAATTGATTCTCTACAGAATATAATAAGGTTATCACGAAAAGGCTTTAAGCTAATTATATCACTTCCAAAAGCTATTTCTCCTGCGCCAGAAGCTGCAGAAAAATCATTTTCATCGTACGGCGCACAAAACTTAACGGTATGGGGAGAATTAGACATCCCTCCAAAAAACAGATGCCCTTTAAATTCCTGTACTACATCTGGTGCAGTAGGTTTGGTTCCTCCTCCTGTAGCAGTGATATCTGTAAGAGTACTTCCATCAAAAAAAGCAGCATTATTTACACCGTCTGCCATTGCAAGATTTTCAACAGCGTCCCAATCGTACGTTGTAAAATCGTATCGTCCTGCAGATGTACGTCCTGTAGTTATTGAAGTCCACGTATCCCCTATACCATGCATTACATTAGCAGCACGGCAAGCAATTACCTTTTCATTGCCATAAAACGCTAAACCTAGTATACCTCCTGTACCTGTAACCTCAGTATCTGAAAATTTAGTGAATCCTTTTATCTTAGCGTACCCACCACCAATATCAGGTTCATAATTAATAAGTGATTTAGCTTCTCCTGGCTGCATAACAAACACACTCTTATCGAGAACAAGACCTCCATCAACGTTTACAGGAAAGGCTTGTGTGTCTGCCACTATACGGCTCTCATGTAGTTTTTCTGATTGATAAGTTCTATTCGCATACGTTTAATACCGTTTTCATAGTCTCGTTGTGCAAACTGTGCAGCGTTATCGTTACCTCTCAAAGTGTGTGCAAAGTATCTTGTCCTTGCTGTAATTACATCGTGAAACCGTGAGGGAATATTAGGAATATCTGTAAATACGGAAAGATCTTCTGAAGTTACCCAGTAGTCAAATTCAATATCGTACGAGTCATTGTCTGGGGAAGGGCTTATACCAAAGGACTCTTTAAAATTAGGCTTGTATATTCTTTCAGGAGTTCCAAAACCAGAGCCAGGATCTACTAAAGCTCTGTGAGCTTTTTCACGTTCAGACGAAGAAGTAGAACTTCCTGAGTGGTATTCATCGTAAGATACAAACCGTAGTTGTTTAGGGTTAAGGTCTTCTTGAAATATTTCAATAAAGTCTACGTCTAGATTAGCAGAAGCTTCATTGCTCAGAGAAATATAAGTTTGTTGGTTAGTAGCAGTGAACGTTGTAGTTTTGATAGCTCCTCTACCTACGTCACTTATTGTAAAGTCTTCTGATAGATCTGAGTCTTTGTCTGAAGACGTTCCTGCAAATACACGTAGAGTAGATGAAGAATCACCAGCGGTTCCAGAAGAAAACCGCACTGTGAGTCTATATTTTTCACCTTCAACTGTAGGTATTAGTTGATCAGAAGTTCCATCGTTTAATCTAAGTACACCAGCAGCGTATGTATTATTTCCAGCGGAAGCGTTGCTTAGTGCAGGAGTTCCAGTAGTAGCTGTTCCTGCAGGATTAGATGTACGTCTTGTCCAATGATTAGTAAGGGTAAAAGACTCATCAAAATTACCTCTTGTAATTAAGTTACGAGGAACCAGAAAAAAACTGTCGAAGTCTACGTCCGTAGTTTCAAGAATACTTCCAGACGTTGCTGTAATTGTAGAGGTAGCACCCGTCAAAGTTTCTGAAGATTGGAATGTACCATCAACAACCTCTATTGTCAAGAAACTTTCTTTTATTTTTCGTATTACTCCAATAGCAGAGGAAGTACCCCCTGTTATTCTTTCGTTGGTTACAAAAGCACCTGACACTGAAGTAACTGCTATCTTTATAGGAAATCTGTACTCTTTTTTCCCACCGAAAAGACTGTACCGCACTGTATCGTAGTTGTACGGCCATTGAGTATGTTCATTATTAATATTACGAACAGCTTTATTGAGGTCTTCTTTTACCGTTGTTTGTATACCTCTTGTTCCCGAAAGACCTGCTGCAGTTTCTGCAATAACAGTTTCGTTCATGTCAATTAGAACAGCGTTAATAAGCTCTACGTAATTCATACCGTGCCTCTATTAGTGTGCGTTATCGGGAATCTCTTTACCATTTATAGATAATTTTAGCTTGGCGTTAAAGCTAAACGATCTGCGTTCCCCTTCAGATTTAAAAGGATAAACGCAATGTAGTAAATACGCAGGAAATACATAGAAATCTCCTACTTCAGGCTTTACTAACTGATTATGAGCATTAAATAATGAAGGTGTTCCATGTTGAAATTCTATATGGCCTACACAGGGATAATTATCTTTGTAGTCTTCTTCCCATTCTTCATTGATGTCTTCTGGCATTTTTAAGTATCCTACAGCAGAAATATCACATCCTGTATGTATATGATTAGGATTGAAATCTCCAGGAAAAGTTCTAACGAACCAGCCAGATAAGTAATGTATGTTACATGCAGAATTTTCAGGACGCTGCCTATTTAAAAAACTATCATTCCAAGATACATACTGTTCAATTGTAAAGTTGAAAAAATCTTGATATTTTGTAAAAACTTCTTCAGGAATACTAAATTCTTCCTCTACTTTTCCAACGAGATTGTCAGAATAGTCTCTTCTTTTTAATTCTTCTTTATCTTCAATAATTTCATCTGCAGAAGCATTGAAGGCATCTATTAGTTCCTGTGGCATTTTGGAACGTGCCATACTAGGGCCAAACGGACGCATAATTTCTACTTTTTCAGGTCGCATATTTTAACTCGTAAAAAGAGTAAGGAAGAAGGGAAAAGCCCCCCTTCCAATACTCAGTAACATTAACCAGATGCAGAGCCGTTATGCACTTGCTTTTCTGTTTTACCAGAAATATCAGCAAGAACAGCATAAATTCTCATTACACCTGCAGACATCGTACTTCCAGTGAACTCAAGTTTCACATCGATGGTATCAGTAGCTGTAATACGGTTGCTGAACGTAGCAACTGCAGTATAGTCTACATGACCATTGGTGCCTTTAGCGCAATAACCAGTGGAGCTAATATCAGCACCATCTACCAAGTCATCGCCAGCAGCAAAGTCAATGTCAGCCGTGGGTGAAGTACCAGTGAAAGCTGTCAGAACTTCCGCACCTGCATGAAGTAAAAAACATTCAGCAGGAACATCCAATACCTGAAAGATGTCACCAGTAGTAACAGCAGTAATTGTGCTGTCTGCGATAAGTTTTGCCACGTCGAAGGTTTTCTCAACAACGTGAATACCGCGAAGTCGGGAGGGCATGAATTCACCAGTACCCTGCCCACCTGTTAAATCAACAGTAGCCATGATAAACCCTCCTTATGCGTAATCTAATATAGCTAAGACCAGACCCTCAGGACGAAGGACTTTTCTGCCAAAGACATGAAGACCACGCACGATGTCAGCAAAGCTGTCAGGATCGCGCACTACTTCTGTCTTAGCGATAGCGGAAGCAGTAGCAACTGCAGACATATGACCAGCAAGAAGAACGTTCTCACCAGTACCTACGCCTGAAAGTGATACTAAATCGTCATCCGTGATATCGGCAGACTGCATCAAAGCATTAGATTTATACATGTTAAAGCCCATAACCTTCTGGTTAGTGACTAGTCCATTCCGCAACGGAGAAGTAGCATCCCCCGTAACCTGGACTTCCATTATTTTAGAACCAGCCGTATACAGAGTCTGGTAGGTACGAGGTGGTGCTACAAACCAGCGTCCCTCTTCAGGCACGTCTTGCTCGTCGAGCTTACGTGCTATAAGAGCTAGCAAGTTTACAACTTCATCACCTGCATCTGAACCATCAGCGGTAACGGGAGTTCCTGTTGTTCCAAGGTTACTATCAGTTTCAACTGAACCTGATGCACCCTTGATACCAGCAGAGTCGATCATTTCTTGAAGGACATTTTTATCGAAATTACGCTTCAAAGCAAACGCTCCTGAAGATGTAGATAGAGCCTCAAAATTAACATGAGACTGTCTCTCTTCAATATCGTCTACCTTAAAAGCGAAGGCATTGGCCTTGTCTACGGTCAATTGGATTTCGTCATCTGCAAGATCCTGCGGAGTAACCACAGCACCACGAGCGTACGAACTTACAGTAACAGAAGGTTCTTTAATAATGCGAACCGTGTCACCATAATTCTCAATTTCCCCTGCGTAGTCAGTATTAGTGATATCTTCAACAACACTGGATCGTCGGAAAAATTTAAGAACCTTTTGACTATAGATTTCAGCCTGAAAATTGCCATTTGGTAGATTGCTGTAACCAGCAGCAGTCGCAACAGCCATTGTTTAGACCTCCATTTAGCCGTTTGAGATGCGCCCTTCAATACGAGCTAAATCAATTTCTGACTCGTATTTTTCGTATTCATGTGGTTTGAGCGCACGTATTTCAGAAGCTTGCCACATTTTTTTATTAGCGTTGGCATTAGTAGCTACTGTTTTAGTTCTGGTTGTAGTAACTGCTTCTGCCGCTGCAGATTTTCTTGGACGTGCTTCCTTTTTGTTAAGGCCTTTATCAGCCTTGTACAGATCTATGACGCGAGAAGCCCACGCAACATCGGTATTATTTTTAGCGATTCCATCCGAAATACTAGGTGGCTGCTGATCTAACCATGTTCTGAAGTCTTCTGATTTTTTAACTTCAGCAAAGTCTGGATGCAGTGCTAGTAATTCCTGATAAGCACCTTTTACCTGAAGTTGTTCTTCACGTTTTGTCAATCTTTCGATTTCAGCGTAAAGCTTTTCAGTTTTTTTAGTACTTATTGCATCGACCACATTATAAACATCAGGATAATTTTCCTTGAAATGCTGTAAATCTTCATTACCAGGCTCAGCTTCCTGATCTTCTACAGGTTGTTCTGCTTGTAAAGTCAAGTCTTGTTTTTCCTGTTTCCACTCATTTAGCTTAACATCGTAATGCTTCTTTAAGTCATCGTACCGTTTCTTGTAGTCATGCTCAGTTTGTTTGG